AGCGAAAGAATCCAAGAATTATTAGCTGAGAAGTTAGCACAGCAAGAGGCTGACCGTGAGGCTATCAGTGGAATAATAAACAGGTACACTCAAGATTCTCAAAGTGCAGTGGACTTTCGTTTTCCCCTCCTTGAAGAAACTGCGCAGAAGCCTTTTGAGTCTACACAAATATTACCTTGGGAGCCTTCTCCTACTGAAAAACGTAAACAGTGGATCGCGGAGAATGTTTACGGTTCCATGGACAATCGCTATCGAGCCAACCGCCTTTCTCAAGGAATAGTCGATGTAGCAGACATGATCCCTTTTTACGGGGATGTTGAGGGAGCGCGTGAAGGGTATCACCTAGCCACCGTAGAAGATTCCCCGTGGTTAGGCGCAGGACTCGGAGCACTTGGCGTATTGCCCTTTATCCCTGGGTCAATGACCAGGAAAGGTGGAGATTTTTTAAAAGAGCAAGCCGCAAAGCTCAAAGTCACCCCCACAAAATACACGGTTGAAGACACCAGCCCAAGAGGAAGCGTGGATTCCTCCGAAGTAGAACGACTAATTTCTCGAGAAGGCTTTGACGATGAAGCAATGGGATTCAAACAACAGAGACGCAGAGACCCTGATGAAGAGGCTCTACTTGAAGCAGCCGCAGCCACGGTGGGGCAACCATTCACAATAGAGACCATGGCCGAAAGGTCCATACTCAACAATAAGCAGTTTCAAAATCCAAACAAAAAGTACAGTGTACGAGGGTTGATACAAAGCACAGTCAACGATGTTCCTGGTCCTGCTCGCGCTAATCTTGAACGGCAGTTGAATGAGTGGATCCCCGAAGAGATGAAGGAGGGTAAGGCTACCCTACAAGAAGTATTAGATGAGATCGGACGCAATAAACCCTCAATACACCAGCAAGTCGACTCACGTCCAAACGCCCAGCTCGCAAGAGAAGAAGTAGAAGACGGTAGAAGCTATTTAGTCGACGATGAAGGCTACGGCTACACCCACCAACGAGCAGAAGAAGTGTTGGAGAATGCTTTCGGTGCTGAATATATGCCTATGTTGCCCACAGACGAGATTCCCACAAACATAGACGAAGCTGAAAGAATTTTACCGCTGTTAAGATATACGGAAAAAAGTGTAAGCGTCTCGCCTGACAACCTCTTGTTTTACCTACCTGAAGGGGGTCACCCAGAAGTTGGGGCAGGAGTACGGAAGGGTGATGTTCCTGGTTTTGATAGAGGAAGAAATGAAACTAACCGAATATTCCACACACGCAGCGGTGTTTATGAAGTGGAAGGCGGTAAACGTGTTCTAATTCCAGCAGAGGGACAATCTGGAATGTACGGCATGAGAGGTACTGACAGAAAAGATGAAATTTTAGGAGAAATTAGCGAGCAACGCTTCGGAGAGGCCCCTTTGGAAAATCGCGGGTTAGGCGTTAAGGACATACAAGCACGTTTAGTTGCAACAGAGCCAGAGGGGATGTATGTTAAGCTTGATCTGAGTCATTACGATAGTTTGGATGCAGATGCCGGAGAGTATTTAGAGACAACGATACAACCCAACCTTATAGAAGGTAAAACTATTGAAGATTGGAAGGCAGAGGTCGCGAGTTACAGAAATGCCCTAGAAGAACAATTAGACAAAATTAACCGCAAACACGGTTTTACCACAGAAACGGCTTTAGATTGGGATATAGAAGCCACCCCTGTAGATGAAGTCTATAGCGTGGCTGTATCTTGGATGGAGCGTGAGCTCGATGCGGCAAAACTTACAAGAAACACTAAACTCCAGGATTTGAAAAGTGAATTTGATGACGGGGCCATTCACATGATTGCCTATAAAGATGGAGAGGAAGAAGCGGATCGAGCGTACGAGGCCGTATACGATACACACAGGAGAACAGCACAAGCGAAGCAGGAGAAAAAGAGAGCAAAAGCAGACGTAGCAGGTACTTTCGCTGCTGAACTACAAGCACTCCTTAAACAACCAAAAGATATTATTACAGACTTAAACCCGCCTATGCTCCAGGATTGGTTCCCCATGCATATGAAGATGTCGCTCAATGATGCAGCAGTGGACAAGCGTATTGATGCCGTTAGATTTCCCATCAACGAATACGCACTGCAAAAACAAACAGGTATGAACAACGGCACCACGCCAGCAAGAATGGAAAAGTTCCGGGATCAGGAATGGCAGAACAATACGAAATTGACTATCCCTGAAAAGACAGCACAGCGTAGAGGACGTCAGTATACTCAAAAAACGAACGAAGCAATAAAACGCATAGAAGCTGAGTACGGTATCAAACTTAATGTTAAAGAAATAACGGACGATAACCGAAACAAATTTTTAGAAGTAGACATAACCGATGAAATACGAGAAGCCTTCCAAACGGTGTTGATGAGTAACGGAGGCCCAGTAACGAACAGGGTTACTGAATTACTAGACGCGACATTTCGTAAATGAGTGATATCCTCAAGGATCTAAAAGACGTAGACCTTTCATTCTTAGCTAAGAATGAAGCAAAAGAATTCACGGTTCTATTAGAAGAACTCGAAAAAAGAGAACACAGAGAAAGATCAGCAGCCAGCTTTATTGACTTTGTAAAAATCATCTGGCCTGAATTTATTAACGGTGATCACCACCGTAAGATGGCAGACGCATTTGATAAAATTGCCGATGGTAAATTAAAACGTCTCATTATCAATATGCCTCCACGACATACAAAGTCTGAATTTGCATCTCATCTGTTTCCTGCATACTTATTAGGAAAGAATCCTAAGTTAAAAATTATTGAAGCAACGCACACGGCTGACTTGGCGATTAACTTTGGTCGTAAAGTTCGTGACTTATTAGATACAGAAGAGTATCACGAAGTTTTTCCTGCAACAGAGCTAAAGGCTGATTCACGAAGCGCAGGTAAGTGGTTGACTTCTCAGAAAGGAGAATATTACGCGTCTGGTATTGGTGGTGCATTAGCAGGTCGTGGTGCTGATCTATTTATTATCGACGACCCGCACTCTGAGCAAGATGCATTTTCTGATAAGTCATTAGACGAAGCTTACGAATGGTTTATGACTGGCCCCCGACAGCGGTTACAACCCGGAGGAGCTATTGTCATTGTTATGACTCGTTGGTCTAAGAAAGACTTAACGGGGAAGCTTGTCAAAAAAATGATGCAAGACAAGAATGCTGACCAGTGGGAGGTGATTGAGTTTCCCGCAATCTTGCCCTCGGGTAAATCGTTATGGCCAGAGTTTTGGAAGTTAGAAGAGCTTGAATCAATTAAAGCTTCGGTCCCCCCTTCGAAATGGGCTGCTCAGTATATGCAGCGACCTACGGGGGAAGGAATATCAATCATACCGAAAGATTGGTTTAAGACATGGCCGAAAGATACCCCACCAAAATGTGACTATTTGATTCAAAGTTACGACACTGCGTTCTTAAAGTCTGAAAGAGCTGACTACACGGCTATTACTACGTGGGGAGTTTTCTATCCTGAAGGAAAAATTAACGACCAGCTGTATGCTGGAAACGAAGCTCATATTATTTTGATCGATTGTGTAAAAGAACGGTTAGATTTTCCAGAGCTAAAACGCGAAGCTCTGCGTTTATATGAGTACTGGGATCCTGATTCAGTTATTATCGAAACAAAAGCTTCTGGCATCCCGTTAACCCAAGAGTTACGCAGATTAGGTATCCCGATTAATACTTATTCTCCCAACAAAGGCCACGATAAGATTGCGAGATTGAATTCAGTTAGCCCTATATTCCAAGATGGGAAAGTATGGGTTCCTGAAAATCGTTGGGCTGAAGAATTAATGGAAGAGATTACTGACTTTCCTAATGGAGAGCATGATGATTTAGTAGACTCGACCACATTAGCGTTAATACGGTTTAGAAACGGCGGGTTTTTGCGATTAGAGAGTGATTACGACGACGAAGAGGAATATTACCCTAAAACTAGAACATATTACTGATTTATTGTTTACTTAAAAAGAGGTATCTTTTCGCGTTATGGCAGAACAATACGAATTTGAAATAGACGAAGAACCAGTTGAAGACGAAAACGTCGATATCTTTATAGACGACGAAGGCGTTTCGTCTATGAATGAGTTTTCTGAAGAAGACTATGAGATTTCATTTGGCGAGAACGTTGCTGAAATCCTCGAAGATTCAACATTAAGTGAATTAGCGTCTAAAATCACTTCTTTTTATCAAGACGACTTAGAATCTCGAAGCGATTGGTATGACACTTTTAGAGATGGTCTTGATTTACTAGGTATTAAGTCAAGCACTCGCAGTGAACCCTTTGAAGGTTCAAGCGGGGTGTACCACCCGTTACTAGCTGAAGCAGTTACGCACTTTCAAGCACAAACTTACCGAGAGTTACTCCCCGCTGGAGGCCCAGTAGACACACAAGTGATGGGAGTTAACTCTGATCCTAAACTTGAGCAAGCTAATCGTGTCAAAAACTTCATGAATTACCAGCTCACTTATAAAATGGAAGAATATGACCCAGAAATGGATCAGATGCTGTTTTATCTTCCTTTAGCTGGGTCTGCTTTTAAGAAATGTTACTACGATCCAGCATTAGGCAGGGCTGTTTCTCGTTTTATTAAAGCAGAAGACTTAGTTGTTCCCTATACAACTAGTGATTTAGCAACCGCTCCACGAATTACTCATGTCATCAAGATGACAGAGAACGATGTGAAGAAATTGCAAAGATCTGGGTTTTATCTTGACATTAAAATGGGTTCTCCTTCATACAGTCAGCAAAGTGATCTCCAAAATAAGATGGACGAGCTCGAAGGGGTCGATCGTTCAGGTAAAGAAGACGAATTCACACTATTAGAAGTGCATGGTGAGTTTGATTTAGAAGGTTTTGAAGATACAGATGAAACAGGTGAGCCTACAGGCATTGCGATGCCGTATATCATCACAGTTTGTATGGATACAAACAAAGTTTTGTCTATTAGACAGAATTACAATCCAGATGACCCAATGCGTAAAAAAGTTGAGTATTTTACGCACTATAAGTTCCTTCCAGGGTTAGGGTTTTACGGATTTGGTTTAATTCACATGATTGGTGGAGTGACTAAGTCAGCAACTGCGATATTACGACAGTTAATTGATGCAGGAACTCTTGCTAACTTACCTGCTGGTTTTAAATCTCGTGGATTAAATATTCAGAGAGCCGACGATCCGGTACAACCAGGAGAGTGGCGTGATGTAGACGCCCCAGGAGGTAGTATTCGTGAATCATTTATGCCCCTCCCATATAAAGAGCCAAGCGGTACTTTATCCCAACTATTAGGTCTTCTTGTAGAGTCTGGGCAAAAATTTGCTGCAGTTATGGACCAAGGAACTGGGGATGGTAATCAAAATGCCCCAGTAGGCACTACGGTTGCTTTATTAGAGAAAGGCCAAAAAGTTATTTCTGCAATTCATAAAAGACTGCACTATGCGCAGCGTAATGAATTTAAAATTCTAAAAAGAATTTTCGGAGAAGTGCTTCCCCCAGAATACCCGTATCAGGTACAAGGGGCACAGCAAACAGTCTTTCGTGAAGACTTTAGTAACGCGGTAGACGTTATCCCAGTATCAGACCCTAATATATTTAGTACAACACAGCGGATTATATTAGCACA